TCGTTCTGCTCGCTCTCGTTCTGCTCGCTCTCGTTCTGCTCGCTCTCGTTCTGCTCGCTCTCGTTCTGCTCGCTCTCGTTCTGCTCGCTCTAAACGCATGGCGGCGTAATCCGAGATGAGGTATCCCGACCCGAATATTGCTTTTTTTTGCAAAAGTTGAGCATCAAGGGCACGAACACGAAGGCTTTCAGATTTTCTGATTTCAAAGTCAATGCCAGCCTTTGAAAGTCGATTGATTTCAGCCGCTGTTGCAACGCTTTTCGGGTATTCATACTTCGGCATTGTTTTAGTTTTCTCTTTTCTGCTAGCATCATTACAGCTTTTTAAAATCTTATAAAGGCGTGGGGCGGTGCGAACCCGAATGTCGCTATCATCAAGATTTGTTACAAACGACGTGCTAACGACTGCCCCATTTTCATATGTTACAGCTACACCAACCGGAATTGCTGTACAGTGTTCTGTCGCTCCTGAAAATAGAGTGAGAGCAGGTGCAAACAAAAAAAATTTTATGTTTCTTTCGATATAAAAGCGTAAAATCTTGCTGAGAATGCTGAATGGCGGATTATCAACTACGATCTTACCTGTATAGTCAAACGTTTCATAATCGCCACCGGGATAGAATGGTCTACAAAAAGCATCACGATTTATGCCATATTCTGTGCAGACCCAATCAGCCACGCCATCGTAAATCAGTGGCGGTGTGTAACAGTCATCAGTGGTTTTTTTGGGCTTAAATTTTTCAACGAATTGCTCGTATGTTTCACCTTTCATTTTGTTCCTTCCTTATATCAAACTTTCAAATTCTTCCTGTCGATTATAATAGACCACATATGCGTCTAGCAACGCCGCAAGTCCGTCTATTCTCTGTGTTCGGTCAGATTTCTTACACGGCTGAATGTTGCCGTTGACGTCCGTCTTGACAGCCGTATTCAGAAAACACCATTTGTCAATCGGGTTGTTGTCATAAACGATGTTGTGTCGCTGAAATTCAGCTTTCAGATTCTTCATCGGGTCAGACAACGTGATAACGCCCTGGCGCACAGGTACTAAAACGCCCTTGCCGAACTCTTCTTCAAACGCTTTTATCAGCTCGTCCGAAACGTGCCAAGGGTCATAGCCGATAGCCAAAGGATAGATGTCTTCCTTATCTCTCAGTTCCAAAAACCAGTCTAGGATAACACGCTTGTTGACCTTGTTTCCCTCACACGTCCTCAGCAGACCTTGCGATTTCCACAGTTCATACGGCACACTATCTCGTCCACGTCTGTCGCCCTTTTCAGCGTCAGCGTCAAGAACGGCTTGTGGTATCCAGTACATAGATTTTATATACAACCTATCATCATCAGGCTTTTTGCAGATAGCCTTTGCGGCATTCAGGTCTATATAATCAGCAGCGTCAAAACCGCCAATGAAATATCTGAACGGATAGTCCACGACAGTTTCTTCATTGTTCAGCTCGTCCCATCTCAGCCAGCCGCTTTCGGTATTTTGCGGAAGGTTGAAATCCTTGACCATAACTGTTGCCTTGAAACTAGGATCATCTTTGGCTTTTTGCACCATTTGGCGCAGATAGTCGGTTGATTTTATCGTGCCCAGCCCAGGGTTTGCTTTTATCCAACATTCTTCCTTGTCCCATTCGTCGGGACTATCCAACTCATAGATAAACGGCAGAAACCTGTTATTATTTTCCGTCAGCCGTCCATATAGCAAATTATTTGCATACTCGTATTGGGCGTCAAAAATGCCGCCACGGACGAAGCCGTTTGTTGTAATGCAAAATAAAATGGGCTGCTGTCTAGCGCCCATTGCTTGTTTTATCAAATCATATAGATCTCGATTTTTAATCGCCGCCAATTCGTCGATAACACCGCAGTGAACGTCCAAACCGTCAAGGCTGTTTGAGTTGCTCGCAAGGGCTTTTATAAATCCCATGTTCAATGGGAAGTACAAATCGGCTGCACGTTTGCGAATATGCTTGCTCAGCAATGGCGATTGTTTTATCATTTTATAGCAGGCGTTGAAACCTAGCTTTGCCTGGTCTAGCATTGTGGCGATGTTATATATCTGCGGTGAACCCTCTCCGTCATTGACCAGCATATCATTTTCGACCGCCGCAGTTTCCGTTGTCTTGCCGTTCTTTCGACCTTCGATTATCAGGCATTCGTTATACTGGCGTAGGTTGTTATCGTCAACAAAACCGAATAATGCTTGCAATCTCGCTTTTTGAAAAAGTTCTAACTTCAACGGCTGACCTAGTTTTCCAGACGGCTGCTTACAGAATTTTTCTATAAAATCCGTGTGTCGTGTTGCAATAGCTTCGTCAAAATGAAATTCATCAGGGCTTGCAAATCTGTTCAGCAGCATTTCCGAAACCTTTTTCATTTTTTCACACGCAACGATATTTCCGTCATAAATGCCAGTAAAATATTTTTCAAATTCCGTCAACGCTTTGCACCGCCTAGAAATTCCAACAGTTCGTCGCCCTCAGATTTTTGCAGGCTGTCAAGGATAATATCTTCAACTGTCTTAGCCATTGCATTGTACTTTCCAATCAGTGCTGCATACGCTTTACTTGCTGGGTGCTCTGTCTTGACAGTAAAACCATTGCCGTTTGTTGCTTCGATGATTGCGCCCTCTGCTTTTATCTTTTTCTGATATTCACTAAGCAGATCCTCCATGTACTCCAGCTGATCTAATAGCTTTATGCCCAGTTCTCTTTTAGCTGGTTCACAACTATCCACGGCTTTTCGCAGCTCGCTCAAATTCTTTTTGGTTTTTGCCATTGTCAGATTACACCCCCTTATGCGATTTTATCGTGCGTAAAAAATGACCTTTGCCCCCTCGGTATCTTAGGAAAAATTTCAGTCCAAATTTGAGGGGGGCATGGGCATACCCGATGCGTCAAATTCACATTTTGTTAATTTTTTAGGCGATTTTTGGTAGAAATGACCCTCGAAGTTATCATGACATTTTTTGCATACAAATTCGAGATTGGCATGGTTTAATGATACCTCAGGGTCACGAATGTTTGCTGGTGTCAACAATGTTCGGTGATGAACGATATATCCAGCACGTTCATGACATTCTTCGCAAAGACCGCCGTCGATTAATATACGTTTGTCAATGTAAGATTGGCGACACTTCTTCCATGCCGCTGAGCGGTAAAATGAATATGCAAAGTCTTTCATAGTGCCGCCCCCATAAAATAAAAAAATGCCACACATGGGACACATTGCTAAGAGGTGTGTGTGGCTGATTGGTATCGGTGTCAACATCATCGCAGTATCGACCGATATATCCGCCATAGCTAATGCCATAGCGGAAGTCAGGAGATCTAAAACAAAAAGAAGTAAAAAACATGGAGCAGGTTAAGTGATGGCGCACCGCCCCTGCACATTGCCTGAGGGCTAGCCACTCAGGCGTAAAGTATAAGGTTGGCTTTTATTGAGGAGATAGCCAACTGACCTTTCGCCCTATCGGGCTATTATACAGTATAGCAGATTAATAACTGCATTTCACTGCATTTCACTGCACTCTTTCGGAACGATGATATGTTTCAGGGCTTCGCCGTGAATTTTATAAATTGTTCGTTCTGAATAGTTCATATAGTCAGTGATTCCCATTATGTATTCACCATTTTCTTTGTCGAATTTCCCCACCCAGCGCTGATAAAAAAGATACCGCCTTTCAAGAACTTCTCGCTGATCTGCGTCTGCCACTGCGTCAATGGATTGTTCAATTTGCAAACGTTTGTCAATCAGTATCAGCGCCAGTTCCTGCTGTCTGCGTTCGTATTCTGCTATGCGTTCTATGGTACTTGACATCTTGTCGCCATTGCAACTACCATGACTAGCACCTGCGCTTTCGTATGATATGCCAGCATATTCTAGTTGTGACCGCAGTTTTTTGACCTTGTTTTCAATGATTTTCACACGCCTTTCAATTTTATAGGCGTTCTGCAAATATTCTTTCGCTGTCATTTCAACCGCCTTTCTGCACCCTGTCAGTCATTTCCGTTGATATCAGTTCCGACAGGTCAATGCCGTATGTCTCTTTCAGATAGCTGGCGTTGTTATCGTTGTCAAATTCAGCCGTGTCCATGATGTCAAACGTACTATTTACTGCGTCGATAAATGCACGCAGGCGCTTGCCTTTCCAGCCGTACCACTTATCTAGCGTCCACAAAACAGTCGCCATTATCTGTTCTGTGATATCCTGCATAATTTCGCCTTGCAGTTCGCTATATCTTTTTTGCATTTCCTTTGCGACCTCTTTCTTAATGTCGCTTTGTTTGACGATGTTCGTTCGTGCTTTCATGGCATTTCACCAGCTTTCAGAAATTCAGGGGTGTCAAAAATATTTCCGATAATTTCGCACATATAAAAATCGCTAGGGCATATGTTTGACGTGTCACTTTCTCCGAAAAATCCAGCCTCAGGGTCAAATTTAATTTCAAAAACCTTTTTGTCAATATGTTTTGAAATGTTTCTGTCGCACAGGCAGAGATCCCCCTCAAAAATCTTATTGCCGTTCACGTCTGTCAATCCTGTGTACTGACCGACAGTTTCAGGGTCAACCGAATATGTTATCGGGATTGTGTCAACAAACTGTTTGTCATTGGAATCATCGATTACCAGATTGTCGCAAATAATGTGTTCAAAATCAGCACCCTTGCCCTTGAAATATGGACGCTTTCTGACAACGTAATACCCACTTACCCATTCGTCATTGGCAATGCGCTTGCCACGAAATAATATTTCACGCATCGTTGATTACCTCCAAATCAATATTCTCACACAATTATAACACTACGCTTCGTTGCCAACTTGTCTGTGTGGTTTTCCTGGTATCCACACCTGTTCCCTACAAGCAAAGCAAATGCCATCGTCTTTCCATTCGCCGTTTCCATATTTGCAAGTCTCGCACATGGGCATTGCTATCATTTTTGCTCCGCATGACGGACAGAAGTCTGTGATACTTCTTGCATCTGTACTCTGCCCACGGCGGTATCTTGCAAACGGCATCCACATACCGCAATGTGTACATTGTGGCGTGTCATAATCATATACTCTCCATTCAGCCATTCCGATAACCTCAATCCATTCTTGCTCCGCAAAGTGGACAATAAATCGGGAACGTATCGCCGCATATTTCTTCTAAATCGCTTGCATAATATTCTGTTTTACATTCACTACATCTTGTACAGCCGTTTTCATACATTAATTCTGTGCTTTCCCACTTTCCGTGCCTTGCTTCCTGCACGTCTGCGGTAGGTTGTTCGTTGATTATATCAGCGATGCTGCTGTTATCACCCAGAATGCCTGTTATGCCTTTTTTGTATATCGGCATACACGCCGCCGATAGTTCGTTAATCAGATTGTCTGCGTCGATATATTTTGTCATCTTTATACCTCCAAATCATCAAATGTCAGCTGGTTGAAATCTTCGCCTAGCCACCAGCGAAAAACGTCTTGGCCTGTTTGCCATGACATTTTAGCATCTTTTCCAAGCTGCTTTTTACGTTCTAGCATTCTATCAAATGCCGTTATATAATTTTGTTTGTATTTCGGATATCGTTCAAATTCAACGTATCTATGTTTTCCTGCCATAGGACAGCCAATGCAACCTATACGATTAAAACCGCATTCATACAGCGGATTTGATTTGCAACCATAGTAGCCCAAAAAATCCCACACTTCGTCGTCAGACCAATCGACTATAGGGTTTACCATAGTTTTCGTAGTGCGATAGCAGTGTTCAACCAACCTACGATTTTTGTCATTATCATCATTAAAAATGATTCCGCCCTGATACGTTTGTTGATATTCTGTGCCTATTTCATCAGCTATTTTCATCGTTGATTTAGGTTTCCCGATAATTTTAACAACGTCCGCTGATTCTCTGCGACGTCCACTTTCAGACCACCTAACGCCAGTAATAACAACACGTCCTGTGCCGCCACGTTCTTTTAATTCGCTACAGCAATAACGTGCAATGCGTGTCGGTGGCATTAGCTTCTTGACAATCAGATTCCACATTGTAATGTGATTGCCGTTCTTGTCATACGCCTTGTCAATTCTGACATCTGGCAGAGATTGAACATATCTAACAGTTTCGGGCGCATCAATGGTTGTCAGATTATGTACTGCTTCAAACTTAACTCCAGCAAGTTGTGCCAAGACTTTGATACAATCGCTATCTTTTCCACCGCTATACGCTAAATAATATCCGTCCGCAGGTTCAAACGCTTTCAGACGTTCGATAGCCTTTTGTTCTTTTGCACTATCCATATAGCCTCCTAAAAAGTTACTGTCACATTCAACACTGCCGCCGCTATCCAGTAGACGGCTTTCTTGTAATCCTTTTGCACGGCGTATATAATTGCCGCTCCCACGTCCAGCAAAATCAGCAGAAGCGGAAAAATGTATTCGGGTTTGATTTTTACCATGTTATTCCTCCTCACTTCCCCATTGTTCAGCCATTGCTTGTGCTATGCCTGAAAATGTTTTGGATTTTGTCTTGCTGTCACGAAACGGCATTCCGCAGTTTGTGCGCGCAGTGCCGTCCGACTTTTTGCTACCGCCTGACACCCATGAACATATGGGTTTAACAACATTTGTCGGTGTCAATTTAGGCAGATTTTTCAGCCACAAACACGTTTTCTTACTGTATGGGTGTCCGTATTCATACGGCTGTATAATCTGCGTGTATTTTGGCAATCGATATACTCCAGACGGGATTGGATTTTCAACAGCTATTTTTTCAACAGGTGCATGAATAAATTTCAGGAAAAATTCTTTTGCGTCTTGTCCATTTTCAAATCTTTCAAGATCAATGTATCTTTTTTCATTAATTTTTTTGTACAGCCGTACTGCCCCTGCGTTGCTAAGATATGTGCACGGTGGGTGAGCTATCAGCAAATCCCATTTGCCAATCGTGTGTGCCTGTCCGTCGCAAGTTGTGAAGTTTGCATTGCCGTTGATAACGGCCAGAGCATCGCCTAAGATATGCCACTCAGGGTGACCGCCTGAACACATCTGAATGTCGCAGCTGTATGCTTCGTGCCCTTTTGCACGAAATGCCTTGCAGACCTCTTGTGACTCTTCGCACGCTATTAATACCTTCATTTTATCCCTCCTCAAACTCAGGACACTCAGTCACAGTATATGAATGCAACGTGCCTTTCTGCCCTTCGTAAACCCTATGACCGCGCGTCTTCCAACCGGCAACAGGTTGTCTGTCCATCGACCAGCTGCACCCTGTTATCTGTTCACCTGTCAGCTTGTCACTCTTTGGCACTGCGTGTTTGCAGTACCAACAAAGCGTCGTAGCAGCACTGCATTTCACAGCCTCTATCTTGTCCTTGAACACTTCGCAGATAGTGTGCTGATAGTTGACTACTCTCGGGCAAAGTCCCTGTCTCACACCATATTTACACAGCCCATATTTTCCGTTCTTTCTGCCGCAGTTGTCAGGTGACTTCTCGAAATATTTGCAGCTGGTGCAGAATTTATTGTTACCCATGCTCTTCGTCCTCCTCATACGGACCTAGCCCTGACAGCACATCGAACATATGCTTGATAAATTCTATCAGCTCTTCACGGCTTTTCTTTTCAAATTCCGCATAAGGTCTGATGAATTTTTCCATTTCACGCATAACACGTACACTGTCATTGAATGCCGCTATCACGTTTTCGTTAGGTTCGCTCCGCTTTATCTGCTTGTCCAGTTTCTGTGTCAAGGCGCTCTTGGCTTTTGCTGCCTGCTCTGCAGGAATGTTGTTCAGTGTGGCGGTTTTGTACAGATAGTACATAGCCAGCCAATATATCTCATCAAAAATATTGCTATCGTTCGGTAGTTCTTCACCACGATATGCTAGCTTGTCAATCTCTGTTCTTTCCATTTGTACACCTCGTCAGCAAGCCCCACAAAGGCTTTTTGCATTTTTTGTTTCGCCGTTCAGAATGTCGCAAACCTTTTGTGCAATTTCTGTTGTTGGAAAATAAACGCATGGTTTTCTATCCGCAGCAAGACAACCACCAACATAGTATGTACTGTCTTTCGTACCATAAAAAACGTAGTATTTTCTTGCATTGTCCTGCCAATCAGGTACATAGTCAGGACAATAGGTATCGTGTAACCTTTCCAGTTTCAGTAAAAGGTTGATTTTATCAGCAACTTCTTCGGCACGTTTTCTTGTGTGGAAATAGTTGTTGTTTTCAAAAGATGCTTTATCCAAAAAATGATCTGTTTCTAGTGTGTAGACAGCTCCAAAACGAGCCGTATTGAATTTACCTATGCAGTAGTATTCCTGTCCGTTTCCAACTCGCTTGAACTCTGGCTCTTCCTCGACCTTTGGAATTTCAATTCCTTTCAATCTTGCATAGGCGATAGCAACACCTGTGTCATAGTCAAATGTATCTTGTGGGTAACATTTTGCAATAGCGGATTTAACGGCTGTTGTGTCATAAACAATAACCACGTCACTGCAACCACTGTACGCAATCGCCTGCTTATCTTTTTGAAAATCTCTGTATGTCTTTTTGACCCACTGTTTAAATTCTTTCTTGTTCATTTTTTATTCCTCCTCATTTTTTTAGAACGGCGGCAAATCTTCGTCCTCAGCCGTGTCAACATCTTTGAAGCAGCCGTAGATCCTGCCCCATTCAGCATTGTTACAGCCGATACGTTTACAAATCTGGCTGTAGGCGACCTTGATGTTGTCTGCCACGTTGCCTGTCAATCGGTTTTTTACAATGGCAATTTTGCTTTGAAAATCGTCTTTGTCGTCGTCGCTATTTTTGCTATATGTTAAAACCAAATCAACTCTATTTGTGATGTCGCCCGAACCGCTGACACTATCCGCATTCAGTTCAATGCCGTCGGCGGTTTTGCGTGGGTGCGCTATCAGTATGATAGCTACGTTATATTTAACCGCTATGTATTTAACGGCGTTTACAAAATCGGACTGCGCCCGATACAATTCTTTGCTGAGGTCAACGTCCAGTGCCGTCATGAGGTTGTCAATTAGTATCAGTTTGACATTAAATCTGCGGATAGCCGTTTCAATCGTACCCAACAATGATATCTTGCCGTCACGTTTCGCATTATCGCCGTCAAGTTTAATTTCAGCCGTCACAGCCGTGTTGTCAAATATGTACGCCCTATCATCATACCAGCGGTTGATTTTATCGACCACATCATCAGGAATGTCATAGGTCTCGTCACCATATTCGTTAACCGAACGCAAGACGTTTTGTTTTCCTGCAATTTGGAGATCCAGCCAGCGTTTGAAATGGTAGTCAGGCAATTCGCCCGAATAAACGAAAATCGAATACGGATTGCCGTCAAGGTCTGATTGGTCTAGTGCATTTGCAATTATCTGTGACGCCAGCGTTGATTTACCCTCGCCACGCTTGCCCGTGATAACCACTACCTGCCCCATATAGATACCGCCGATATATCGGTCAACATCGTATATGCCAGTTCTGATATGCTCCTGCTTATCCAGATTTACCGCCTTGACCTGCGATAATTTTTTGACAGCCGTGACAGGTATTTCTTCGGCGTTGTTCACAGCGTCGCATATCGCTTTACAGCCGTATTTCTGTAGGATTGCATTTGCGTCCTTTTCGCCCAAATAGTCTTGTGCCCTGACAACTTTCAATTTTTTGTGTGGAAATGACGTAGTAAACTGGTCAACAAGTGTTACATGGCCGTGTTCATGGTCTCCGAAAATTACAATTTCGTCGAAGCTGTCAACGAAATCATAGCAGAACGGCACCCATGTTTTATTGCTCTGTCCGCCTGGTACAGATACCACATTATCTATCTGACAATCTGCCACCGACAGACTATCAATCTGTCCCTCCGTGACTATCAGCCTATCATGCTTTTCCGTGCATCGGTTCATTCCAAACAATATCGGTTTTGTGTTCTTTTCAAACCACTCTTTTTGATTGTCTCTGCCCTTGACAAAATCTGTCTTGCGGTATTTGACCGAAGTCAACACGTTGTTTTCATCAAAAAATGGAAACATCAGCAGATTGTCACGTTTATCGCCGACAGTGATATTGTATTTTCGTGTGGTGATCTCCGAAATTCCCCTTGACCGCAGGTATTCAACCGCCTTGTCACGGGTGACTATCTTCACTGGCGGTAACGTGCGGTATTTCTTTTTCTGTTCATCGTCAAATTCCAACGGATAGTTGAAATCTCTTGCAAGCTGTACGAAATGACCTGTCATGCCACAACTGCTACGAAAACACTTGAATGCTCCCGTGTCAAGATTTACAGAAAATGTATCTTTGTCATGACCGCCCCCATTGCAGTACGGACAGTATTTGAAATACAGCTCACGCCCCTTGCGGTGCGTTTCTGCATTTAATGCCACAGCCAGACCGACCACATCATCATCACGCATTGTATATCCCATGTTTTTTCACCTCACTCAAAAATCTGTCCTGCCTGGATTGTCCGTCCGTCTGCCGTTTGTGTGCGCTGCGGGAGCAGCATATATTTCTTTATCTTTGTTATACTTTGTTGCTTTCTTTTCATTGGTGCCCTTAGCCTGCCCACAGCCTGCCCCTTGCCTGCCCTTAGCCTGCCCGACACTCTGCCGCTTGTCTTGATATTTGTCATAGCAAACCACGGTATAAACGCTATATCGTGGATATTTTGAGACTGCCACTTCCCCTGTCTCAATTAGATGTTTTATTGCTGTCCTTACGCTTTTTATTGACAAACCCGTGCTTTTGGCAATGCTTGGATAACTTGTAGCTATCTGCCCACGCTGAATTGTGATGTTTTCAAAATCATGCGGTTCATAATTTGCCTGCAAAATCAGATATAAAAACACTACCAATGTGTTCGGTTCACGAAACCAACGCCATGTGCATATTTTTCGTTCTAGTGTTATAAATCCATTTTCTAGCATTTAATCACCACCCAATTTCTGAAGATAATCTCGCAAAGCGTAGTATAGTATCGCTTTTATCAGTGTGCCACTCTCTTGTTTCCGACACGCTATGATCGTAATGTTATATCGTGCCTGCCATGAACAGAACGTTGCCAATAGTGCCTTCGGTGGCATTTTACTGCGGTAGTTGTGTAGCAGGATATTTTCCCACAATCTATCATCTTCGACCATTAAAAACACCTTTGCATGGTCTTCAACCGACCGTTTGAATTCACGGTCAAAACGCTCTCGCCCTTTCGTGAAATTGCCCACGATTTCGTCCAAATTCGCCTTGCGCTCAATAACAACGCTCTGAGCAAGGCTTACAGGCTCGCTATTAGGTTTTACGGCTTCGCAAGTATAATCACCATAGTTTAATTTGTGTTGCGTATATGGCGTTTCTGTGGCTTTTAGAGCCTTTTCAATATGTCCCCACTTTTGCTCTCGGCTATCAACGACAACCGAGAACGTTTTAAGTGTGGCGTCAATATCTATCGGGTGCATCAGAATGGCACTGCGTCATTGCCTGCGTTGATTTCAACGAAATCAGACAGATTAGCGTTCGGGTCAAAACTGTCATTGTTGGCTGTTGACGGCTTGTTTTTCAGCTCTTCACGCTTCGGAATCGTGAAGTTACCACTGCGGATATCGTTTGCAGGCACGAAGCGCTTGCATTGCGTAAACCAGCCTGTTTTGCCGTCCTTTTCCCACTCTTTTTCGTTAAAAAGGGCGCCCACAAGCTTGCCTTTGAGAACGTTCTCGTCCCAATCTCTTTCACAGTCGATATGTAGATTTGCATTTGAATTCTCAAACGCCTGTATCTGAGATTTGAAGTAGCCCAGCGACTTCTTGAACTTGGTCTCATCACCCGTGTTATGCGGTATGCTCAGGCGCATTGAACCCTTCCACTTCTTGTTCTCCCACTCGTCAGGGGTAGCCTTATACAGCTTGTCAAAAAAGCCCTCGAACTCACCCTCTGCGATGTCAAACTGGATTGCTAGTCTGCTACCCCAATCAGTGGGTTCAACTTTGACGTTGAGAATTTTCAGCACATATCCGCCTGGCTGGAGCTTTGGCAGCTCTGAAAAACTTGTTGCCTCTGCCTGCTTATATCCTGTAATTCCTATCATTTACTTTTCCTCGCTTTCTATATCGTTTGGAGTTAAATTCCAATACTCTCTGATTTTGGTGTCTACGAATTTTAAATCATTTTCGATTTCATCGTCAAACATATCTTCGGGCGATTTCGCAGTAGAAATGCCTCTCGACTGCGTGATGAAATAGTGATGATTTTCGTCAGCCGTGCAGAACAGCACGATTGAAAACAGCCCTTCAACTGTCAACTGATTATCCAGCATTTTGCCGATAGTTTTGGCTTTGTACTTGCCCCCGTCGGTTAGTTCGACGTGGTGCAAAAAGTACACGATTACGTCTGACGGCAGGTCATTTATAACAAATTCTATCAGCCGTTCAAAACTGACCGCCATATCAGTGAATTTTCCATACCCTAGTTCTTTTGCCTTGTCGAAACTATCGAAGGCCATGAGATACTGGCTATCATCAATGGCAAATGCCTTTGATTTCGATTGAAACATAGCCGCCTTGATAACATCATAACGGCTTTTGCCTTTGTTGGCTTTTACAAGTTTTGCCACTGAAAGCGTCGCAAGGCCATTGTTCTTGAACGGCAGCGGCTTGCCAGCGACGTTAAAAATGCTTATCTCGCCTGGCTTGAAATTTTTGAGGGAACGGCTCTTACCGCTACCACTTTCACCCTCGATTAGAACTGGTAGTCCCATGTTTTATTCCTCCTCTTTGATTTCTAGTGGGCATTGAGCGCCCACGAATGTGTCTGGTAAAAATACGATTTCGTCAGTCAGATTGCACCGACCAGAACGGCGGCTGAAAAATCTGCAATACTTGCAGGCGGCGTATGTAACACCTTTGTTGTCAACAGGGAACGCGGTTTCAACTACCGCATAGCCCCTGACATATTTCTGAACGCCGTTTTCAAAACTTGCGCTCATAACAGGTTCAGATCCTCCTCGTCATACTCGACCCCTGCCAGCTCGGCAAGGTCATAGATTGAAATATCGTCATTTTGGTTGATTTCTTCAATCAGGATTTCACGAAAACAGTCCTTGCAATAGTCCTTGCCCTGGTAGCAGAAAACATTTTCAATTGCAAGGTCTAGTTCGTCCCTGCATTTGTCACATTGGACTACAGTGTAATTGCGGTCTCTGCCACAACATCTGCACCCGTCAGGACAGCCGACACAATCATTAGCCGTGTAACGCATTAAAATCACCGCCCATATATTTGAAAAATGCGATATTTTTGTATATGAAATACGATTCAATTCCGTTTTCCAGCACCTCAGCTCCGACCTCTTTCGCTACGGCATGAATGTCAGGTGGAAATATCTGAACACCCGATATTGCTCCGTCAAACGTCCACACGTCGCCTATCATCATAGGGTAAACGCCTTCGGTAACAGTGCCACATTCTTGCGTTTTTTTCATTTTTAGCTCCGTTAATGCCATGACGACCATATCGTCAAGCCTTTCTTTTACTGTCATGCTTTCGACCTCTCCTTTCTAGTATCGCTGGCTCTGCCAGCTTGAAATCTCTGCAGGGTAGCGCCTGCTACTCTCCAAACAGCCTTTTAGGTGCTTGCAATCCAAACATGAATAGCTAGTCACTTTGCCCGCCTCTCAACCTCTTGATGTTGTCCTTGAACGCCTCAATATATCCTGTCAGGAATTCGTTTGGATAATCGTCAAGGGCTATTTTTGCCATTTCCTCTATTCCCTCTTGACAAATGTCAAGAAGTGTGCTATCGTTAAGGTGTATGTTATCGGTATCTTCTTTTACAGATACCTCCGAGCTTGTGCCTGTTGCCGCAGGTGCAGGCTCGTTTTTTGTATTGTTTGCTATGTATTCTGAAAATTTTATGACACATTTTTCAAATCCTATTCCTAAAACTGTAAACGGGCAGGTGTCGCAACTCTTTGCTGTGCAGCAAAGTGCCGCCTCTACAATTTCCTCGTCAGTGAATTTTTTATTCATTTTCAATTTCCTCCCATTCAAAACGACCTTTCCCGCTGTTACGCCACTGACCGATACCTCTCAGCCTGCCGTAATCCAACCACTCTCTTACGGCTGTTTCCATATCGTCTTTCAAAATCTGGATTGTGAATTCAACTGTCGCCCCTGCAGGAACTGTCTCAGAGTGTGCCAGTGCAACACGTTCGCCCTGTGGCGTGCTTGCTCTCAACGGCCTCTGGCACTCGCCAATGCCGCCCTTGAATTCGTATGGTATCTTGCGCTCCTCGACGAAGATAAGTCCGTCAATCTCTTTCTTGTACGCCTTGATTTTGGAGCTTGCCGTGCCTGATACCTTTTTCAAAACGCCGCAAGCGTCCTTGAAAAATCCCTTGACCTGATAATCCCATAGAAATGGTGTGCCGTCTTCCAGTGTCGGGAACACCGTCATAGATTTTTCGACCACTTCCGCTACACCAAGTGCGGCTATCTCTTCCTCACGGCTCTTTGCGTCAGGGGCTTTCGATGCGATGTACTCATCGTGAATTGTGGTTGTTGCGTTTGCCGTTCCCAGAATCTCTTCGGTGAACGTCAACTTTACTTTGATTTTTTTCATGTTTTTGACCTCCGTTACGTTAAATTTATTTTTTCTTGCTTTTCGACGCCATACTGTGCCGAACTACGCCTTTGCTAGTCACTGCAGTTCCTTTGCTAATCACTGCTATGCCCTTGCGTCGCTATGCTTCTCAATGCCTTTGCTAATCAATGCCATGCTATGCCTTTGCCTCTCGTTGCGTGTCAAAACTTCGCCTCGCCTTTGCTTGTCGGAACTTAGCTTTGCCGTAGCCAATGCTATTCATAGCAAATCCGTTGCATTGCGAATCTAAACTCTGCCATCGCTGTTTTCGTCACGGCTATCATCATCATCGCAGCTACTACGTTCATGTTTCCATTGGTGCTGGTCTATGATACATGCTATGAACAGTATCACAGCATAAAAAACTGTCAGTATCACGATTGCTGCGCCGATTATTGCGGTTATAAACATACCCTCTGACACTTTACCACTTTCCTTTCGTCTGTATCTCGACCTTGACAACAGGCTTTGAAGCTTCCTTGATCGCCTGCTCCAGTTCCTCACGGATTGCGGTTTCGGCTGTCTCCTTGATGTTTCGATATAGTCCGTAGACCGCCAGTGCGAATAGCGCCACACATAACGCTATTGCAGCCACGAATCTGACGATCTCCAGTGTTGCTATCATGCTGGTCATTTTCTTATGCTCCTTTCCTTGCAGTATTCTGCAAAGATTTCTTCGGGGTTCGCCCCGATTATCTTGCAGTACGTCACGATTTGTTCAGCATTCATGGTGCCGAACTGCCGTTCCCACCTGCTTACGGCTGTCTGTGCCATGTTCAGCCGTTTTGCGATTTTTGCCTGTGTAATATCGTTGTCGGCTCTGATAGATTTCAGCCGTTTGGATATCACGTCATTGGCTGTCATTTTCTTTGCAGGCATTGTTTTCACCCCCATTATTCGGCATGAACATCACGTGTAAGATAGTCCAGCGTAACGTTCAGCCATTTGGCTATCTGTAGAAGTACCGACGCTGGCATATCGTTTTTGTCCTGCCATTTGGACCATGTTCTGCGGTCTATTTCGATAGTCTTCGCAAGGTCCTGCTGGGTGAGATGTCTGCGTCTCAATTCACCATTGATGTTGTCAAATATCGTTGTCTTTTCAGCCATTTGTTACACCTCCGTTTTCATTTTGAATTTTCGTACTCGTTCTGAGTACATTATCATTATATACTCATTTTGGGCATTTGTCAACCCCAAATTGAGTACAAATATGTACAAATTTGAGATTATATTTTTGTACAAAATACTCATTTTGAAAATAATGCGCCCTATTTTCATTGACAAATTCCCATAATGGGTATATAATATATAGTAGGAGGTGATAAGAATGTTTGACAACCGCCTGAAAAAGCTGAGAATGGCGAAAAACCTCACACAAGAGGAAGTTGCAAAAGCCTTAGGCTTGCCGAAAACAACTTACTGCAACTACGAACGTGATGAGAGAGAGCCGTCAGCAATGACACTTTTGAAGATCTCAGCATACTTTGGCGTGTCCCTCGATTATCTTTGCGGAAACGAGGGCGAAAAAAATTCCCCGCCACCACAAAGTGACGAGGAAGCCAAGATTATCGACGCATTAAAGGTTCTTGAAGATAGCGAAATCAAAGACCTTGACAAATATGTCGATTTTCTCCTATTCAAGAGAGGGCTGCTTTAAGCAGCTCTTTTCTTTTTCTGCTCTTATTTTTTCCCACAATTCGGGGTGCTGTAGTATGTAAATCTTGTGGGCTAGTCTTTTTTCAAATTCTGTTCGTTCTTCTTTCGTCATTATTTTCTCCTCCTATGATTTATAGAACGTATGTTCGATAAGCCTATTATATACCATGTAATCACGGCTGTCAATACCCTTTTTATGTACTGTCCGAAAAATCGGACTAGAATAAAAAGACGTCAAAAAGTATTGCAAAATATGCGTTAAAATGCTATAATATACATGAAACACACATATATAGGCTATGTGTAAATCATAGCATTTTTATGACATAAAATGCAAGCGTGTTTATAATATCGAACATTATTTGTTGAAACTGAACAAATCGTCAAGCCCACATTTTAGCGATTTTGCCAATAAAACAGCCGTTGAAATGCGTGGGTCAACGTTATAGTGTTCTATTTGGTCTATTTCAGAAAAGCTAACGCCTGAAATTTCGGACAGTTGGCGCAGTGTCAGACGTTGTGTGCGACGTATATCACGCAGATGTGTTTCGTATATCACATATATCACCTCTGTGGCTAGTGTGCCCACAGGAGCCGTGATTATCAGAAAAGGGGTAGAAAACATGGGATTACGTTTTAGAAAATCAATTAAACTTGGCGGCGGTGCGAGATTAAACATCGGCAAGAAATCTGTCGGTATGAGTGTCGGTGGAAAGGGCGCACGATACAGTGTCAACAGTTCAGGGCGACGCACAAAGTCTGTCGGTATACCAGGCACAGGGCTGTCATATGTATCAACGTCTGGCGGCAGGAAGTCGTCAAGCCGTAGGTCTCACGGCCGTAAGACGAGTGGCACGTCAAAGGGCGGTTGCCTGATGATGATAGTTGCGTTCTGCACTATATCGGTCATAGTCTACGGAATAGCGCACCTGTTCGGCTATAGGCGGCCGACAAAGGTTGAATGGACTAATGACAACTATTCTATCGCACTGAATGACTATAATCGTGACTATAGCCACATAATCTATTTGCGAATCACAGGTGAAACCGATGCAGAGGACGTTGACCCGAAAGATATCAAAATTAAAATCAGCAATCCTGACGTTTGTCAGTTAGAATATGATGATAGCGGTGCATATGTCACCTATGACGTGAAACCCATAAAGGACGGTTTTGCAGACGTGACCGCCACATATGACGGTGTGACATCTGACCCTATAACAATCACTGTGGACATGGGCGAAAAAGTCACTACTACCACCACAACAACAACTACCACCACCACCGCAGAGCCTGAAACCACCACCGGAGCAATCCCTGTGGCAACCACCGCACAGGATCCAGCCGAAACGATAGTATATATCACGGCTTCGGGCGACAAGTATCACAACAAATCATGCAGATACTATGATGATACCTGCACGCCAATGACCCTGCAGGACGCACAGAACGCAGGCTACAAGCCTTGCAAGGTGTGTGGCGGATAAACAATACCACAATAAAAAATGCCCCCACAGAGCGACCTGTGAGGGCGTGTACGGCCAGACCAAGCAAGAGATGATACTATAGTAGGAAGTACCCTATTATTTTATCATAAATTGAAAACATTGTCAAGATAATAGGAGGAATTTACATGGCAACAGCGAAGAAATTACCGAGCGGAAATTATAGAGTAAGGGCATATGACAAAGCAACGGGGAAGTACAAGTCATTTACTGCCAAAACTAAAAAAGAAGCCGAGTTAATGGCGGCTGAGTGGCTGAACGAAAAAGTGCATACTGATAATGAAATGACACTATGGCAGGCGGCCGAAAACTATATAAACAAAAAAAGCCCAGTGCTATCACCGACAACGGGGCAGGGTTATCTATCTATACTAAAAAATCACGGACAGCAGTTCGAAAACGTGCTGATAAGCAATATCACACCACAAATGGTGCAAGACTGGGTGAATGAATTGGCTGCCCGAAGGTCACCAAAAACAGTTGCAAATGTATATGGTTTTTTCAAATCGGTACTAAAATATAACAATATCAATATCAATTTTAGCCAAATCAGTTTGCCCAAAAAGGTAAAAAAATTCAAGGCCATGCCGCCTGCTGATGTGGTAGTTAATGCGTTCAGGGGGTCAGATATTGAAATCCCTGTTCTACTTGGCGTGTGGGGCGGTCTGAGAATGTCAGAAATTCACGGCATACGTCGCAAAGATATTGTCGGGGATATCCTGACTATATCGCAGGTGCGTGTTACTGTCAACCGCCAAATCGTCACGAAGAGCGAAGCAAAGAGTTATGAAAGCAATCGACAGATACGTCTAGGCAAACCGCTGGTTGATCTGATAGACGCATTAGATCTAGCCCCTGACGATTATGTGGTGACATACACCACGAAACAGATTTACAATCGGTTTGTAAAAAAAATGCACCCGTTAGGGTATGAAATATCATTTCACGATTTACGTCATATCAGTGCCAGCGTTATGGCAACACTGAAAATTCCTGATATATACGCTATGGAACGTGGCGGCTGGAGCAATACCTACACGCTAAAATCCGTATATCAGCAGACGTTCCACGAAGACCGCATGAGGGTTGATAAAATCATTGATGATTATTTCACCAATATATATGACACGAAATGTGACACAGATAAAACAAAATAGCGTAAAATAGGCAATCCAAGGCTATCTGCAATGGGTTCAAGTCCCGTCACCTCGACCAGTCACTCGCCGTGACGGGCATTGTCCGTCATGGCTTTTTTTATTATCAGAACTTAACGCCGCAGGGGGAGTTTTTGTATTACCTAAAAAAGTAGGGTTATGCTTTGAGAAACCGAAAAGCGTAACTATTTTTTTGTATGTTCCACATAGCAAAAGTGCCTTATGACTAGCATTAAGGCACTTTATCGATTCAATCTTTCCCCAACCTCTCCGAAATCTCCAACACAAGCTTCTGATCCTTCTCAGAAAGCCTCGATACGCTGTCCACGATCTTCTGTGTGAGAGCTGGATTATTGCTGCCATCGTCGAAAAACTGCTGATGATAAAGATATAGAGCAGATAAAACGAACCATGCTTGAACGTGTCGAAAGTATCGAGCCTAGAATAAGAGATTATGCAGAAGAATGGCATATCAACATATTCAGACAAAAAGATCTCCGTTGGAGATATAAGAAAAACTCAGCTTATCACTACATATGGTATTGGCGCTATAGTTGACTTTAAGAACGATACTGTTGTTATCGCTTCTACAGACGATTGGGACTATTCCCCTAATGACGCTGATGAGGTAGAAAATCGAAAAATATTCAGCTTTTTAAGGAGCTTCATCAGCTTTTTGGCTTCTTCTTTTGTGATATGAGTTGTTACATCTTTAGATATCTCGCCGTCTTTATCCAACAGCTTTATGCTGCTAAGCGTTTGTAGATATCCGCACCATATTGCATACAGTGCTCTGATTTTCACTTGTCTTACTTCTTCTTTCCAAAAAAACAAATCAAACAGAATATCCACCACGTCTTTTACAAGAATGAATATCACCGCCGCCTCCTGTCCCCCAAGAGAGCGGCGGTATCTACACTACGCTACTTTTCAGTAAGATATTCATTTCTGTCAAACAACTGCTCAATTGAAAGATTTTTAAACCTCGGAATGTTGTATCCAAACGGCGAGTTGAGAGCCTTTACAAAGTCTTTCGTATAGCCGTGATTTTTTAAAAGATCGTCCTCATACTTTATTTTCTCTTCTTGCTTTGTGTCATCTCCCCTTTTCGTGATACAACGCTGCATAACATAATGATAAATGGAGAAGTAAGAATCCACTGTACGAATATCTCCTATGTATTCTTTCAGTTCACGAACTACAGTAAGATGAGCAATACAGTTGCGGTATTTTCTTGTCATGCTGCTGTCTGCATTATTGATATCAACTTCAACGCACTTGCGCAGCCGCTTGTTCTTTTTCAAGAACAAATTCGACGACTCATTACGATCATCACAAAGTTCACAAAGCGTCTGTGAAAGTATCCTGTAGTCATTTTTCAAGTTCTTTGAAGCCAACTCAGGAATTATCTCCTTATACAGCCCAAAATCACGTTCAAGGCAGTGTATCGCAATAACATACCTTGCATTGACATTCACAAGATTTTTCACCAGCAGATACATGACCGTAAGATAAAGCCCGATAACAGCCTTTGCCCTCTCCTTAGCCACGTTTTCTCTGCCCTTTGCCTGCTGTTTCACATTTTTGAAATCATCAAAGCTGATGTTCTTTATCATTCTCGCAAGCTCACTGCGCTTTGCTTCCAAAGAACTATTCATGTCAGGAAACTCCACACAACTCTTGTAATAACGCTCTATCTGCGTGTCAGGGATACCCCCAAGAACAAACATGACAACTTTCTCATTCTTAGCCACTTCTCTTATCTTCTGAGCGTTCGCATACTTGATAAGGTATACAAACCGAGAGGACTCGATAACATTGTTTGTTATAAAATTTCTCAGACCATGTATGCCCTTGCCTTTTTCTTTAAGTTTTAGAATCTCGCTTATCCTATCGTCCGTGATATTGTCGTCTATACCGAGTATAGTCAGTGCGTCACGGAACATCGTAAGCTTCGCTGAAGCCGCAGGCTTTCTCATGGAAGCAATGTTCTTTACGATAAAAAGCTCGTTGGTTATCCTCTGGCTGTCATTGAACAGCTTGTAGCCCGCCGTAAGCTCACACTCAACATCAACAGCAGAGCTTTTCATTATCTTCAAAAACTCCTTGATGTTATCAAACTTGCTGATAAGCGTTGTAAGAAGATCGTTTATCTCCTTGCCGTCAAGAAAATATGTGAGCATATATATCATTTTGGAGAAATACAAAAGGTCAGACGCATTCTTCTTTTCACTGTCAAGAATTTTCTCATCAAAATCCATGTCAGCCTTGCCAAGCTCCTTGATAACGTCACCGTTCATGTGGTCGGCGATATTTTCAAAATCATTCCTGAATTTGCCCCAAAGCTTTGCCGCTTCATCAGCATATATCCCCTCTTTTTCATCATCGGTCATTGAAAAACGCAGTTTACGCACAAGAGCTTCGCCTGCGGCAACGTCATTTCTGTAGTAGTTGCAGAAAAGCAGGAAATCCATAAGCTTGTACATCTTTGAGCGCACAGAGTCATATTGCTTGTCCTTAAATCTGAAACCGTATTCCTCCAGCATTTTCTCACGAAGCTTTTTGATAGAAAAGCC